TAATCTATTTCTTCTTTGGACATCTACGTAGGGTGAGAAGCAATCCCAATACTGATGGATGTTTAAATCATGCTTGGGTGCGTTCTTCTTCCAACAAAATGCATGAATAGGTCTTCTTGTCCAGTTTACCCCATTTGGTAACAGACACTCAAATAGTAATGCTCTTCTTTCTAAGCTATTAACTGTATGTACATCGGCAAATGTATATTCACCATGACCTTTTTCATGGTCGTATAAATATTCATTTCTAATGTAGGCACTAAAAGGTGGTAGATTATGATTTAGATATGCCATTTTTTATTTTTATTGTAAACCTCGGTATCTTTTTTATAAAATCTCTTCTTAGTCTGATATTCAGCATTTTATTTAAACACTTTTTATCATTAAAACTTTTTAGTTGATAAATCAATTCCATTAACTTGGCATCTGATTTATTGTGTGTATAAAACAATACTTCTTTATGGGATATTTTTAAATCTGTAGTATTAGAGCCAAAATAATTATCAAAATGTATTCCAGATTTGGATGTAACACCGATATAGTATTCTCCTGTTTCATAATATGTTATGTAAACTTTATATAGTGCTTTTTTTGGCAAATAAAAGGGTTACAGCTAGGATTTGTATCCGCCACCGGCTTTCTTATAAGCCGATGCCAACATCTGTGCTTTCCTTGCGGACCATTGCCCCGGTCTACCACCCTTAGAACCTGCTTTAATTCGTTGAAACTGTTGTTTCCTCATACCCGGCTTGGTGTAATTACCTGCTTTATTAACTGTTGATTTTGCTGCCACAGTAGTTTCACTCCTTTTTGATGAATTTTTCAAATTTGATTTAGGTAGTACCTCCGTGAATGTCCTTGGTTATACGTCAAGAATGTGTGACTCTTTGGATGTACCTAAACCATATTATTTAATTATAGTGTCAGAGGGTATTCTGTCAAATAAAATTTTATGATTGACAAAATGGTGGACAGTATTAAAATAGTAATTGGGCTATGCCCCGTACGTACGTCTATAATACCCTCAAATATACTCGTAATGTATACCCTTAAGGACACCCTTAAGTCATGCCAAAAGTAGTTTCAATACCTATCCTGAATTTTTAGTACGTTGACGTATATGTATACACCTAGTACCCCCTATGCCACCTGCACACCCTATAGCATTATTAATATTTTTCTAGCTGTAATAAATATTATTCTAAATAAACAAACAGTAATGAAATAAATAATTATTATTGATAGAAATAAATTACTTAACACGTGTTAAGTTAATAATATCTCAAGTAGTTTTATTGGTGAGGTAATAGAGAGATAGAGAAAAAATATAACTTAAGTACTTTCAATATGGATTTACTTAACACGTGTTAAGTTATTATCTTTATTTATAGCCAGATATTTAGCCTTATTATTTATTTGTATTAACATCAAAAAAATGGTTTAATCTTACTTAATTAACAAATCTTTGAAAGGATTTAAAAATGACTAAAAATAAAACTACTAAAAAAACTACTAAGAAATCAACATCAAGCCATTCTTCAAAGGTGGCTCAAAAAACAGTTAAGGCTAAGGCTTTAAAATTGCCTAAAGAACTTCAGAAAAATTATTATTCTGAGAAAACTTTAACTGAGATTTTTTCAGTAGGTAAAGGATTAATAAAGACTTTTGAAAATGCTGAAAAAAAATCAGTATCTCAAAAAATCTCATTAATTAAATTAACTGTTCAAATGATTACTGAGGCTAAGAAAAATAATCTAGTACTATCAAAGGACCAGTTAAGAAATGCTCTTTATCATTTCACTGGCTACGATAAATCAAAGCAGCTACATTCATTTGTAATGGCAATGAAAAGAATAATTGATGCATCGATGACACTCTTTGAAAATCCTAAATTTAGCATTGATGAAAAAACTGCTCAAATTTTAGATGCAAAGAAAAAAGTATTATCTGTCAAAAATATGGATAAGAAAAATAAGACTAGAAATCGAGACACCAAAAAAAATGAGGTATCTACTTTATCTGAGGCTACCCAAGCTATTGATTATCTGAATAACAACCCTAGATTTTTCATAGAATTAGATATCGAAAAGCTAGAATTGTTGATACTCAACGCTTCTGAAGCCTTTGAAAAAAGAACTACTGAGGCTACTGAAAAAGCTAATCCCCAAATGGCAGGGAAAGCTAAAATGCCAACAGCTATAAACTTCTAATAATTAACAACTTAAGCCCCCGAGAGAAATCTCGGGGGTTTTTTTTTGTCTAAAAAAAATTCCTATGGAACTATCGTTCCTACGGAACTATCGACAAGGACAAACGGCTAACCTTTGGACAAACGACAACGAACGAACGACAACTACTACGACATCACCCCAAAAAATATTTCCCCACACATTACTAACTGCGACAAACTGGACTTAAGAAACTACCTTTGATATTATAATGCTAGGCACGATTAGTGTTCCTATCTCCAACACAATCACTGCTTAGCTTAACACGTGTTAACTTATATATCCCTCCTTTGATTTCCTCTCTTACTTAACACGTGTTAAGTGATTAATAACAACACACGCAAAGAAAGGAAAACATTATGATATTTGTATGTGAAGCTAAATATAGCATTAAGAGTAAACAGAAACCTGATGATGAGAACTATGATTCATTTGGTAAGATTATAGAAAGAATAAGTGCAAAAGATTTCTTTGAGGCACAAGATGAATTTGAGTCTAGCCTTGAGAATATGCATGGTAATAATCCTCGTTGGAGAGATTATTCAATAGTAAAGGTGGCAGTGGATGACTAGAAAAGTAAGTATGAAAGTAAACTCAAAGTTCGTTGATATCAGCAAAGAACATTTGGAACGTGCTGAAAAAGTATCTTTAGTAAAAATGGTACATAATGGTGATAGCACAGAATATATTCCAATCACCATTGTGAATAAAGAACTAAAAGAATGGACATCTAGAATGGATAGAGGTCTAAAGATAAAGGGTCATATGTTTGAAACAGGATTTTTACCTTTAAGTGTATTTATCTTTGACATTGACTATTCAGAATTAAGAAAGGAAAAGTAATGAGATATTTTTGTGAATTTATGGAAATAGTAATGTTTAAAATCCATAATTGGTGGCACAGAGATATATACAATTACTATGTTGTATATAGTGAAATGTGCTTTGACAAAGACGTATCCAAACATCAAGAAGAAATGAACAATTTTCGTATTAATTCATTAAATGTGAAACCACAACAAATGAAAAAATACAAGAATGTTCAATTAGTCATGGTATATCATCATACTATTGAGAAGGATATTGAAAGAAGTAAACAAGTATTAGAAAATGAACCAAGTGGCTCTATACGAGAATGGTTTGAAGAAAGCTTGAAAAATCCCACAGAACATTGGGAATATACAGGGGTAAACTATTTTCATAATACGTTGACAGATAGAATACGCAGATATTTTCAATGGACTTGTTCGCCTGTGCCTAAACAATTACGAAAAAAGAATAGGCAAGATAGAAACTTTATATCAAGACATTGGATTGATGTTTGTGACTTCATAGAAAGAAGCCAATACTTCTTCAGTAGATACTAGCATACATGACTTAACACGTGTTAAGTGATACTATTATAATAATGAAAGGAACTATTATGAATGGTTGTAAATATACACATAATGTCTTTGGTGCAACAAGCTACAAGTTTGACTTGTTAAAACGTAGCACCAATAAAAAACTTGGTAAGTGGGTGACCAAAGGTAGACACAAAGGTAAGCCTATTTACACGTTACATTTAGAGGTAAGAAAAAATTGTCCAAGCAGTTGTTATCATTGGGATAATTGCTATGACGATAATATGCCTTTCGCTCACCGATTTAAGTATTCTAAATCTTTGATGACAAGGTTATGGAAAGAACTAATGAAGCTAGACAAGAAACATCAACAAGGTTTTCTTGTTAGACTTCACGTTGGTGGTGACTTTCCTAGTGTGGAGTATGTAGACTTTTGGGAAATGGCATTGTTGACTTTTCCTAATCTATCTTGCTATGGCTATACTCATCACCATTACAATCGTAAACAGCATGACATCAATAATGTTGGTATTGGTTGGAAAGAGGAAAGAAGTATTGGTAAGGCTATAAAAAATTTAAGAAATAAAATGTGGGATAGATTTTCTGTACGTTTCTCAGATATGTTGGAAGATAATCTATCTGCCAATAGTAAAGAACTAACTGACAATGGTATCACTTGCCCCGAACAATTAGGTAAGACTGCTAGTTGTGGTACATGTACCCTTTGTTGGAATAAGGAAGTAAAGAGTGTATTATTTATTACACATTAGGAGAATATTATGAAAAGTAAAAAATTATATTATAGGTGTGGTTGCCATGTAATCAACAGTAGTGGTAAGAAAATATTTCTTAAATCTAATGTTAATTATCATGGAACGCACGAGCCTAGATTATTATTAGACCAACGTATTACCGATAAAGATAATAAGGAATACATGAAGTCTAATAATTCTTAACTATTAAATTTTTTCCACTTATATTTTTTGTAAGAAAAAATACTTCTGTTTCCTGCTTTGACCTGTTCATAAGCCCACTGCCTGTCATTTGGTTTGAATTCGACTTCAACAAATCGTTTGACATGGTCTTCGTTATTATCAAGAAAACTGAAACAGTTAAGAAAAAAATCAATAGACTTTTTAGTATTTGTAAATACACCATTCATAGTTTCACCCCCCATTAATTACTATTATAGTGTTGGTGGTGGAAGACACTATTGCTAATCTGATATAACAGGTATGCAAAAGTGTTGAATTTATTGGAATATCCCGTTGATTTAACAGGGTTTTTCAATAATATAATAATACAAATCAATCGTAGCAAGAGATTACTCTTGTGAAATTAGTTTGTGTATATACGTGTGGGGGGTCTACCAACTCCCCACTTTAATAAATTACTTAACACGTGTTAAGTATCTTAACAAAGAAAGGTAAATATATGTTAAGCAAAGAAGCTAGAGAAAAACTAGATACAGGGAAGTTTGATTTCCCTGTCACAGAACGAGCAATACAAACAGTAGGAGCATCAACAGTAGTTCCATTTGATGTAGGTCGTGCTATCTATCGACTAGATACAAATGAAACCATAGCCATTGTAGGTAAGAATTATAAGCTATTACCTCATGCTCCTTTATACCAAACAGTAAATAAAGAACTCGATAATTCTTATCGTGAGTTCAATAATATTGATGTCACTGACCAAGTGTTTGACAGAGGTGCATTAGTAAAGAGAACTATTGTTTGTAAAGATGACCAATACAAAGTTCATATTCCTACAAAGAATGGTGATGACTTCCAGTATTTAAGATTTGATATTTACAATTCTTATAATATGAAAATGGCATTTCATTTTGTGTTTGGTGGTTATGGTGGCTACTGTGCCAACTTACAAGTGTTTAATGGTAAAGCATTTGTAAAGCATTATGGTAAGCACACTAAAAACTTACAGGATTTAGAGTTAGTCGATGATATTGGAAGATTAGTAGATAACTATCTGCTTCAAGCCAATAGAATGTCTACATGGGGTGTTAAAGAATTACCTCGACTAGATTATGCTAATACATTCTTTAAGAACACTATGTGTAGAGGCTCAAAACATAATGCCAATAAAGTTAATCAGAAAAGATTAGAAGCTTTAAATCACTTATTCTCAAGAGAGAAAGATAGGTGGGGTAATACAGTATGGTCATTGTACAACACCATGACCCATTGGGCTACTCACAACTTCAATGGTAAAGCTAGAACACCAAAATATCAGATGACTAGACAAGCATCTATCACTAAAGCTTTAGGTAGTGGTGAATGGAATAGCTTACTACAAGCAGCATAAATTTGATTTAACAAGGGTGTATTTTATAATGCACCCTTATACTTAACACGTGTTAAGAGAAAGGTAATCATGTCTAAAAAAGTAGAAAAAAAAGAAGAAGACGTAGTACGTTACGTTTATATCATTCCTTTAGAGGATAACTTATTGGGTAAAGCTACCATACCATTTTCTGTTCCTGTAAAATCTGGTAGTGAACCTGCTGAATTAGCAAAAGAATACGTCACGAGTAATAATTTAAATTACTTGGGTGGTAGATTGTTTGTTCAAGTAGGGGGTCAAGAATGATTGACCAATTAAAAGAAGCAAGAAATGTCATGAAAGATACGGAAAAGTATTTATCTGACATCATTGCTTATGAGTGGATGCAACATCATCCACACTTTCACAGAAATGAAAAAGAACACATCAATAATGTAGTTAATAATCTTATTGGTACATACAATGACTTATCTAAATTGATAGATAATCTTATTGACCTAAAGAAGAAAAAGGAAAAAGAATAATGACAACATTTAAATTTGCAGTGCCTTGTGCCTACACTTATGAAATACAAGCACAGAGTGAAGATGAAGCTAGAAAAATATTACAAGAAAAAGGTGGTCTAGATATTAGTGGTGACTTGGAAATTGATGAAGTCGATTATCAATACGCAACACTATTAGAAAGGAATGAAGATAACAATGCGTAATATTAAAAAAGTTATACCTAAAAATCATCATGTAAGTGGTGTTCAAATTCAAAAATCTTTATCTGTTGATGAAGATAAGTATTGGACAGTAAGAATACAAATAACTCATGATGATTATGAATCCTCAGGATATGGGGAATACATGAAGGACTATTTAGTATTTGGAATAAGTAAAGGTGGGTTATCAGTATGAGTTGTCATCAGAACGAAGAAGTAAAAGAAAGAATAAAAGACGAACTAGAAGAAATGCCCATGAATGATTTCTCTAATTTAGTAGAGAAGCATGACTTGGACATTGCTACCATAGATAGTATATTCTATGAACTAGTAGAAAAAATATTTGAAGAGAGGTGTCAATGATGTCTGGATTAAAAAGAAACTATCCTTTGGAAGTATCTTTTACTATTCGCTACAAAGTAAAAGTAGCAGGTAATAGTAGAGATATTCACGAAGACGCAGAATATCTTGCTAAAAGAATGTTATTGGATGATTATGGATTAGATTATGACAAACATAAGCTTGATATTCATGTCATGGTTGAAGATGATTTAGATGAGGTGAGCAATGATACATGATGTAACAATCATGGGTCGCAAAGAAAAAGATAAAAAAACCATTCAGTCTTACACAAAAGCTGAAAGGTTAAATATAGAAGAAAGAAAAAGAAAGTATGAACGTATCAGAGTTAATAAAATATTAACTTTTGATTATTATAGAAACAATAAGGAAATAAATAATGAAAAGAACTAAATTTGATTTACCCTTTGGGTATGATATTATTAATAACAATGAAACAAAAAAAGATAGTGAAGGACAAAAAGATGACCTTGAAGGAAGCTACGGAATACATGATAAAAATGTTCGAGAGGAAACAAAAGAAGATATGGAAGTAGATATATCCTCGGGGGTGGTAACCCCTTCTATCATGCATTTTAAAATCTGTAAAGCGAAATCGTAAAAAATTTATGGATTTGGATATTATATTTTTAGTAATTGTTTTATTCCTATTATTCACGTTTAAGAAGTGGATTGGAATGTTATAAATACTTAACACGTGTTAAGGGAAAGGAAAGCTAATGCTTATGTCAAAAATGAGTGTGCCAGAAGCTATCAAAGAAATGGTGGGTACACAAAATACTTTCTCTGTAGGTTTCTACAAGAAAGACGGAACATTTAGAACGGGAGTATTCCGACTAGGTGTAAAGAAAAATCAAAAGGGTGGTAAACAATATACCGACCCTAATAACTTTTTAGTTGCGTATGATATGCAGAAAAAAGGTTATCGTAATATTAATTACAACACGATTAAATACATCAAAGCCAAAGGTATGATTTATCATATTGAGGTAGAGAATACTGATGAGTATCGTTTGATGTTTGTTGGTGCAGTAGATGTAAAGGATGTAAACTAATGCCTATGTATGAAATTGTTGTTGAGATAACCAAAACAAAAAAGTATTACATAAAAGCAGAAGATGTAGAAGAAGCACAAGATAATTATTTAATGGATGGTCATACTAGTGCTTTGTATGAAACTGACAAAGATAGAACAATTATTGATGTTAGTGAAGTAGTAAAAAAGAATGGAGAGTCATATGATTAAACGTATTCATGTCAATCAGCATAACATTCGACACAATGCCAAACATCCTGATGACATCAAAGATGTTATTACAGTTAAAACCTACAAGCATAACTATTATGGCTCTGATGTTGTTTGTAATGGTGCTACAAGAATTGTCTATAGCCCTAACAAGCCTTTATCCTGTGGTGCTAAAGTTTGGATAGAAGCATTAGGCGATGTTACGATTATAGGTAAAGATAATCAGCCTGTTACGATTTGACTTAACAGGAGATTAGTTTATTATTATAAGTGACTCCAAAATCCTTTCGGGAGTTGTTTGTTAATATGACGACCTTGGGGTGTGAGTTTAGTAGTTTTTTCTCACACCCCTTTTTACTTAACACGTGTTAAGAAAGTTTAGAGAAACATTTGATGACGATTGAATGTTTCTTTAAACTAACTAGTTGGTACTCGTGCGTAAGCCATTTCGTATTCTTGGGTTCGTAGCCGAGTATAAATTCAAACGCAACGCAAAGTACATTGGGTGAGTAGATTTATTGTTTGCATTATTGACTCCTGCTCACCCTAAAATAGTGTAAGCCCAAACACCCACAAGTTTAGTCATATTTTCTTGTGCGAGGGAAGGTAGGGAAGTTAGTGTTTGATGACCTACCTACACTTTGACTTTATGAAGGAGTAATCATGAATGAAACTGAACAGTACCTAGAAAAATTTAATCCTAGGTTATTATCTTTATTGAAATATCATAAAGGGGAATACCTATCAGATTTTAAATTTCCCTTGATAAATAAACATTTAATTAAAGATTTAAAGAACTTGCAATATCAGAAAAAAAAGCTATAAAGAAAGAGTATATTCACTCATATACTTTCTTTCTTTGTGGCTGAAAGGGGTGGTCAGAAATGACTGCCCCTTTTTTTGGTTTTGAAGAAATGAGAAAATTACTTAACACGTGTTAAGTAGAAAGGGAATTATGTACATCACAAAGAAACATCAATTAGAATATATTAAACAGTTAGGCATAGCATCTAACACGCAAGTTAGAATGGACTGTCCTTTCTGTCTTAATAAAAATACATTCAGCGTAAATACAGAAGACAGTAAGATAATGTGGAAGTGCTATCATGCATCTTGTAAGATTGGTGGTACTACTGAACGAGCATTATCTCCTGATGATGTTACCAAGTTCTTGGAACTATCGTCACCAGTCAAAACGGACAGACAGCAATCATTTAACTGGACAATCCCAAATCATTTTACAAATATTCAGTCTAGTGAGAAATGTTTAGCATACATTAAAAAAAATAATTGTTACCCGGCATATCTTGAAGGTCTGGCATCAATATACTTTGACCCTCGTAAAGATAGAGCAGTATTCATAATTAAAGATGAAGGTACTGCTGTCTCCGCAGTAGGTAGAAGTCTTAATCCTATAGTTATGCCTAAATGGTTTAACTATAATAAAAATAGTATCCCTTTCACTTGTGGTACTAGTGATACTGCAGTTATAGTAGAAGATTGTGCTTCGGCATGTACTATTAGTTCCGTACACACAGGAGTTGCATTATTAGGAACAACACTAAAAGAAGAGTATGCAATTTACTTATCTAAAACTTTTAAAAAAGTTATTGTAGCTTTAGATAGAGACGCAACGCAAAAGGCATTTGATTTATCAAAAGGCTTAAGGTATCTTGTTGATACAGAAGTAAAAGTCTTAGACGAAGACTTAAAATATTTAGACGACACAAAGATAAAGGAGTTATTTAATGTCACTTGAGAATAGAATAATAAAGTTCTGTCTAAACCGTGACTTTTTTGAAGAAAACAAAAAGAGAATTAGTAAGAAAAATTTTACTAATGGTTTAGCAGAGGTATACACTGTGATAGGTGATACTTATAAAAAGCATAGTAATATACAAAAACTATCTGTTGAAGAAATTAAAGATGCATATTTTAATATTTATAAACCTGCATCTACCACTGCTCACAGGCAGAAAATGGAAACTATACTAGACAACATAGGTAATGATACTACAGAATATAATGCTGATATCGTTTCGGATACCTTAAAAAATTTACGTATGTTAGAACATGCTAGGCAAGTTATAGAAGAAGCTAATGGTGTTTGGAATGGTAAAAGTAAATCATTATCCACTGTTAAAAAATTAGTAGAAGAATTTGATGAAGATGTAATAGAATCTGAAGATGGACTGACTCCTGTCACTAAAGATATTGGTGAAATGTTAGATGCAGTATCCGTTACATCTAAATGGAAATTTAATATAAAAACACTAGGTGATAGAATTGATGGTGTAGGTGAAGGTAATCTCATGGTTATATTTGCCAGACCCGAAACAGGTAAGACTGCATTTTGGGTAAGTCTTGTAGCAGGATATGAAGGTTTTGCTCACCAAGGTGCTAAAGTTCATTGCTTTATTAATGAAGAACCTGCAGTTAGAACACAGATGAGAATGGTATCTGCATGGACTGACATGCACAAACTTGATATACAGGATAGTATGCAAGAAGCAAAAGATGAATGGGCTAAGATTAGTGACAACATAGTTTGTCATGATTCTGTAGACTGGTCATTAGAATCTTTAGATAAATATTGTGAAGACAATAAACCTGATATTGTTATTGTTGACCAACTAGATAAGATAAATGTAGAAGGAACTTTTTCTAGAGGTGATGAAAGATTACGAGCAATCTATTTAGGTGCAAGAGAAATAGCTAAAAGAAGAAATATAACTTTAGTAGGTGTATCTCAAGCAAATGCAGAGGCAGAAGGTTCAGCAGTTTTATCTTTTGATATGATGGAAAATAGTAGAACAGGAAAAGCAGCCGAAGCTGATTTAATTATTGGAATAGGTAAAGCCCAACATGATGGTGACACACCTAACTTTATGAGAAACTTAAATGTTATAAAAAATAAAATAAATGGGTGGCATGGCATAGTTAATACTGTATTAATTCCTGAGAAATCGAGGTATATAGAATGACAAAGATAACAGTATTTGATGTAGAAACAACTGAAGATGGCTATAAAGGAAGCCCTACTCCTTACTATCCTGATAATAAATTAATAAGTTTAGGAATAGATAATGAGTATTTATTTTTTTGGCATCCTGATTTACCTGATGTAGATTTAAAAAAGAATAAAAAAATTGTACAAGATATTTTGGACAAGACAGATATCCTTGTAGGTCATAATATAAAATTTGATTTATCATGGATATACTCTTGCGGATTTACATATGAGGGTGTCATCTATGATACAATGATAGCTGAATACGTTTTATATAGAGGTATTAAAACTAAAATATCTCTATCAGAGTGTTGTTTGAGAAGAGGGCTTATACATAAAGCTACTTCTATTATTGATACATACAGAAGTCAGGGAATGACTTTTAAAGATATTATTCCTAAAGATATTGAGTTCTATGGTAGACGAGATGTTGAGTGTACGAGACAACTTTTTGATGCTCAAGTAGCAGACCTGAATAAGAAACCTAATTCATCATTAGTAGCCACTGTTAAGATGATGAACAAATTTACAAAAGTTTTAACTGATATGGAAATGAATGGCATTTATATTGATAAAGATACTTTATCCCAAGTTAAAGATGAGTTTGAAAAAGAACACAAACAATTACGAGTAAAGATAGACGATACTATTTGGGATATGATGGGAGATACTAAAATAGAACCTAGTAGTGGCGAACAACTTTCTTGGTTAGTCTATGGATTAAAAGTAACTAACAAAAAAAAATGGGCTGAGGTTTTTAATATTGGTGTTAATAAACAAACAAATAAACCTAAACGAAGACCTAAGATGTCTATAGCTGACTTTAATAAGTATGTTAAGATGTATACAAAGCCTTTACATAAAACTCGTTCAGAGAGATGCACTACCTGTTATGGTAATGGTAAAGTTCAGAAAATGAAAGTAGATGGTAACCCTTATAAGAATTTAAGTAAGTGTGAAACTTGTGACGGACAAGGTTTGATATATCATCAACTAAAAGAGTTAGCAGGATTTAAGGTTAATCTTAAAACTATTGTAGAAAACTTTTCGAGAGATTCAAAAGACACTGCTAGTAAATTAGTAGGTTTAGTTTGTAATACTGGATTTAAAACAGATAAGATAACTTTAATGACTATTGCTAAGTATAGTAAAAATGGAGTAATTGATTTTGTGGATAGTATTACAAAGTATAGTGCTATAGAAACTTATCTATCCACTTTTGTTGAAGGCATACAAAATTTTGTAGGATGGAATTCTATACTACATCCTAGTTTTATGCAGACTGCTACATCAACAGGAAGACTATCTAGTAGAAATCCTAATTTCCAAAATCAACCACGTGCTAAAACTTTTCCAATTAGAAAAGTAATGAAATCACGATTTAAGAATGGTAAAATTATGGAAGTAGATTTTGCACAGTTAGAATTTAGAACTGCAGTGTTTCTTGCTCAGGACAAGCAAGGTATGGAAGATATAAAAAATGGAGTTGATGTTCATCAGTTTACCGCAGACATCATAGGAGTATCTAGACAGGATGCTAAGGCTCATACATTTAAACCTTTGTATGGTGGTGTTAGTGGTACAGATGATGAAAAAAAATATTACACTGAATTTTTAACTAAATACAAACAGATTAAAGAGTGGCATGATAAATTAGAATATAGTGCAATTGCCACCAAACTAGTTACCTTACCAACAGGCAGACAGTATTCTTTTCCTGATGCGAAAAGGATGCCTTGGGGTAGTTCTAATTATTCAACACAGATAAAAAACTATCCTGTTCAAGGTTTTGCCACTGCCGATATAGTTCCATTAGCATGTATCAATGCTTATGAACTGATGAAGCAAAAGAAGGTAAAAAGTCTACTAATTAATACTGTTCATGACAGTATTGTAGTAGATGTCTATCCGGGTGAAGAAGATGTTATGTCAGATATTTTAGCTAAATCTACTAAAGGAGTAAAAAATACAATGAAATCTATGTATGATATAGATTTTAATGTACCCTTAGATATAGAAATAAAAGTAGGCTCGGATTGGCTTGACATGACAGAAATAAATCTGTAACTTATCCACAACTATAAATAATAAGGAGTTATTATTAATGATGACTAATGAAATATCAGTAAAAGGAATGTCCGATGCTCAGATTATGGCAGCTATTGGACAAACTGTTGAAACAAATAGACCCATGCTATCTCGATTACAAATAAACAGAGATGCAGAGGATGACGAAGGTAATAGATTACCAACAGGTCACTATCAAATATATCATCCAGAACTAGAACAAAACATATATGGTGAGTCAGTAGAATTTAGACCTTTCTACACCGCCTATCAGTATATGGCTTACAATCCTGCTGAGAAAAAGTATACCTCTCGTTCAGTTATATTTAGGAACTGGAAAGAAGATATTCTTGATACATCAGGTGGCACACGATGTGGTAAACTTCCTGAGTCACAAAAAGCTAATCTCACACCTGCTGAATTAGAACTTCAGAAACAGATAAAGTGTTATAAAATGACTTATGGCACAGTATCTTTTAAAGGTAAAAATGCTAAAGGTGAGGATGTGGATATTGATAACTTCCCTGTCCTTTGGAGAAACACAGGAACTAACTATAATATTGTTAACGAGGCATTTACAGGCTTAACTAATCTTGGTAAACCTATGTTTAAATATACTTTGACTTTAGGTACGGAGAGAAGAAAAGCAGGTGCAGTACGTTTTTTTGTTTCTACTTACAAAATTAATAAAGATAAAGAATTAAACTTTACTAAAGATGATGAAAAAACTTTAGAGAGTTTTCTAACTACAATTAATTCTGAAAATAAAAGTGTTACTACTCAGCATGGTAAAGCTACAACTCAAGCAGAATCAGACGGAGATGATGCTAAAGTTATAGAGCAATTAACCCAGTAAGTGCACTTACTACTAATAAAAGTACAAGAACTATTATCCCGTTCCACTACGGAGCGGGTTAACATATCAGAAGATATCATTGAACAATTTGGAGAAGATTGTAAAGCTGCATTTAGAAAACAATTTACAGAAGAAAGAAATAAAGAATTTTCAATAAGAATGTCTAGTATTGGTAAGCCATTATGCCAATTACAAATGGAGAAAAATAATTCTTCATCAGAAGCCCCACCTTATAATTTTAAAATGAGAGTTTTATTTGGAGATTTAATTGAAGCCGCAGCAATTGGTATTATGAAAGCTGCAGGTATAAAGATTCAGTCTGAACAGGAAGAAGTTCATAATGAATTATCAGGTGTAAAAATTAAAGGTACTTATGATGTTGAGATAGATGATAAAATTTATGATATTAAAAGTGCATCTCCGTGGGCTTATGATAATAAATTTGCTAAAGGTTTTAATAATGTCAAAGAAGATGATAACTTTGGTTATGTAGTTCAAGGCTCTTTGTATTCTGATTCTTCGGGGAAACCTTTTGGTGGTTGGATTGTTATTAATAAATCTACTGGAGAATGGCAGATAGTAGAGACACCTACTTATAATGAAGATTATAAAGTTAAAGCTTTAAAAATTGCTGAAGAAAATATAGATGCATTAGTAAATGATAAAGAATTTGAAAGATGTTTCGAGGACGTTCCTGAAACATTTAATAAAGTAAATACAGGTAATAGAGTATTAAGTACTGTTTGTTCTTTTTGCTCGTACAAAAAAACTTGTTGGGGAGAAGATTTACAATACCTTCCACAGCAACAGTCAAAAGCAAAATCACCTAGATGGTTTTGGTATACTAAAGTGGTAAACCCCAAGGAGGTAAATAAAGATGCCGAAAAGTAAAGACTTAGAATCAAGAGGTCCTATAATATATGTGACTCCCGTTCCAACTAAGGAAGGTTCATTTATGTGTAGTATTAAGAAAAATAAAAATCCATCAGAAGATGAAAAAACATGTGAGATTATGGCTATGGGAATGATGAAAATGGCTTTGACTGACCCTGCCTATGTTTATGATTTAGGATTAGAAGCTATAGAAGAAGACAATAAAATACTTTATGAAGAACCTGTAGTAGAAGGTAATGGCAATAGTAATGATACTAATATAGTAGATATATTAGATTATATAAAATTTAAAAGTGATGATGGTAAATTAAACTAATGAGTGATGACAATTTTAATAACTCTGATGACAATAATACAAGAAAAAAATTTGATTTAGATTTAAAGTATGGGAAGATGCGTGAAAAGAAAATTCACGATATTTTTTTTAATAAAAAATTTGAAATAAAATCTGAAAGAGATTGGTGGCAGAAGACAGGAAACATTGCCATTGAAGTTCAATGTTATGATAAGCCCAGTGGGATATCAGTTACCGAAGCTGATTATTGGATGCATATCTTAACAGACGGTGAGGAAGAATACTGTACTTTAGTATTTAAAGTAAGTACTGTTAAGAAACTTGTAAAAAAGTATAAAAACAAAAATGTATTAGGTGGAGACCATAGAAAGTCTAAATTTGTTTTAGTTCCATTAAAAGAATTATTTGTGTTGGAGAACATAAAGAATGGATAAAATAAATCCAAATTACTACAAGACAAAAACCATAGAAACTATTGAAGCTATTAAATCACAGCTTACAACAGATGAGTTTCGAGGTTATGTAAAAGGTCAGATTTGGAAGTATTTATCTCGCCACAGAGAAAAGAATGGCTTTGAAGATTTGCAGAAAGCAAAATGGTATATGGATTACCTTATAAAGTTTGAGGAAGAAATGGGTGAAGGTATTATAATTAAAAATTAGGAGGCAGTATGAAAACATACATAATTAATAACGAAGAAATACAAACATTACTAAGATACTTATTTACTAGACCTTATGGTGAAGTAATAAGATTGATAGAGATACTTGGTAAACTGAGAGAATTAGATGAAAAAGTCAATGCAGACTTCATCTCAAAAAAACAAAGCAAGTAGTAACCTTGCTACCATCAGAGTTAAATTAGATAAAAGTGGGGAAATAAAACTAGACTTAGACTATATTAAACCTTCTGATTTAATTAATACATTTAAAAAAAAATTTCCTGATTATGAAAACTCAGTATTATTATCTTCTATTATTTACGATACTATTTATATTTATGAGGATTTATATGACAGAATTAAAAATACTATTAATATGAATTAAACAAGTCTCATTTCCATACTCAAGGCTCTTGCTCTGTTGGGGGTTTGTCTATACCACCTGCTCTGCAACATCTCGTTTGCGGCATCAGGAAAGTTGCCCTCTTTTAAATATCTAATCATATTTTTAAATTTTGATACACCGGCAAACCCCATTTGAAAAATCATCTCGCATAGAATACCTTTAGCTTTTGCAGGTATATCTAAATCATTTTCCATACATAACTTTTGCATTAAGTTCCATGCTTTATCAAAATCTTCTTCAAATATTTTATCCCATCCCTCTTTATCTTTAGGTGGTTCTTCTCCGGGTAACATTTTATGCCCATAGCCCCCTGTTTTGAATCCGAGAGTATCTATATAGGTATCTAGCCTATATCCTTCATGTTGTTTTATTCTTTCTTTCAGTGCATCTTTAATTATATCTGACATTAATCCTCCTACACTATTTAGTAATTTTTTTAGATTTTTCGAAGCTACGTAATCCCGCCATGCCTAAAAGTGCGGTGACTAAAGGAAAAAGTGTAGCCATATCTAACTCAGGTAATGGTGCGTGTTCTACACTAAATGCAGCTAGAATAAATACTAAAAATTGTTTTAGCACATACTCCCACAATATAGCTAAGGCACAGGACATTCCGATTAGGGGTCTCCAACTTCGCTGCATGATACCCCCAATACCTGTAGCTGTAGATTTAGCATCAGCTAAATTTATATCCATTTGTTTAGAATTAATTTCGTTTTCTAATTCTTTTAATTTATTTCTTGCGGCAAGTTTTTCTTCTTCACTAGTATGGACTGAATCAATTACTTTCCCTACAGTGTCTACTAAACTTCCCCCTAATAATTTACTTAACATTATGCTTCTACTCCTTGTAAAGTTTTATTATATTCTAACCATTGTTTTATATTCCAACACGTCATTTCTTGATACTTAATTTCTTTGTTACTAAACTGTTTTTGTATAGTTTGTTGTAATAATGCTCCTTGTTTTTCTTTGAAAAGCAGACAAGTATTTTCGTCTAAAAAATCTACATATGCGTATTTAAATATTTTAGGATTAGTTTCTCCATTAAAAAATAATATTAATATAAGTACATATTTCATTAATCAATTTTTATGTAATCATTAGTCATAGTGTCTGCTAGATTTTTTTTGTCTATTGTAACATCTCCTTTTAAGTTTTTAAAAATTACATCCTGTGTTAAATCTTTTAATTTATTTTTTACTTTTAAAACAATTCTACTGCCACTGTAACCTTGTGTTGCCATATAATCTATATATTCATCGGGTATTCCTCCGCCTTTTAAAACAGATATAGCAGCATACTCTGTCCAATCTTCTTCTTTCATAGCTTTTCTATTTTTCATTTTAGTTACATGCCAGATAGATTTATTTATATATGCCTCTTTTATAGTATATGAAGAGAATAATCTACGAGACCAATCTGTTATATCTCTATCTATTTTTGCACGTATTTTATCTCCTGCTCCTACTACTACTACACCTGTCTCTCCTTTTTCTACATCTTTCAGATATTCAATAGTTAACTCAGGTACAGCGAGAGGGAAAGGTAAATCAGCTTCCTTACCTCTCATCTTTGCGTTATAATATGCTTCAATAAAAGGTTTCATTATATTAGGAGCATAAGAGTTATGAAATAACATAGCGTCTCCTTCAGTAGCTATACCATTCCATTTTTTACCAACATAATTATATGTTGCTGTTCCTACATTATTTACTAACTGTAATCCCGGAGGCATTGCAAATACGGTATCCAAACCCATCATAGAAGGAGCAGCTAAAGTTGCTGTTAAATCTGTGTTTAACATTGTTGAAGGCACACCAAATAATAAGTAGGGGTGAAAATTATTTTCATATAACCATTCTGAAAAAGTAGGTATTCTAAAATCTTTTTTAAATTGTCTTCCTAATCCTCCTACTGTTTTATCTAAAGTCTTTAATAATATATCAGCAGTTTCTATACCTATCACTCCATACAAACCTGCAGTGAATACCATACTAGCTGCAAAAGATGCTGTTGGCATAATATCTCCAGTTTTTTGTGTAGTTCTAACATGTTCTACCATTTGTGCTAAATAATTGTGCTGAAATGTTTTAAATAAACCAAAAGTTTTTCCTAAAGTTCTACCTAATAACCCTGATGAACCATATAACATTGGTCTTTGGGTAGCATTATACTCTACCATATAGGTATCTGATAATTGCCATGCTCTATCTTTAGCCATTTTATGAGACATACCACCCTCTCTTAGTGAGTGATAAAACATTAAAGTAGCGTTCATACGAGAGAACTGCTCTAGTCTTGCAGAGAATCCTTTACCTGTAACAGCGTTTAAAAACTTTTCAAAATTTTGAAATGATTTACCTCTAATTGCAGAACTAAATTCATTAATAAATGCTGCAGATATATTTCTATTTTTAACTGCTTCTTGGATTACTTCCTTCGCTTCTTTACTAGGTGCAATTAAATCTTTTTGTGATTTAAAGAAAGCTTCCATAGGGCTTCCACCCTCACCTATTGCTCTTAGTCTAGCTAATTGACCACCCATAGCAATCATCTGATAAGGTTGTATAACCTGAGATAAGGCAAATCTCATGTTGAACATAAGTAATCTAGTAGTTAAAGTAAAAGAGTTTACTCTATTGACAAATCTATCAACGAAATTAGCACCTACATATTTACCTAAATAGTTTTCAAAAGCAGCATCTATTAAATGTGTATTACCTTTACTCTTTTTTAAAGGGGTAAAATCACCAGAAAAAATAGCACTATAATATCTGTTTAATAATTCCACAGTATTTGTATAGTGTTTACTTATATTTTTATCCATAGTTAAATCTTTTAATTCTCTTCTTAATTTTATTTGATAACCACTTCTTACAGCACCTTGAATGTATGCCATATAGCTTTTTACAAAATCAGAACTTCTTTTCATTCTTACTATAGACTCAGGCATACCTAATACTTTAAAGATATTAGTATTAGCACCAAGATAACCATCCACGAACTTTTGTTTACGTGGCATTTTATGAATGTTAAATCCTTGCTTTATATAATTAGCTTCAAATGCATCCCTAACCTCTTTAGCTAACTCTTTATTATTTCTTAAAAAGTTCATGGTTTCTGCGAAAACAGATACTTGCATATCTCCTGTTCTTTGTGCTGAATCTAGCTGTGTTTTTACACCGTCTAATTTTTTTTCTACAGCTTTTTGCACCAATTTAGCAGAAGCAATATTGTTTGCAGGTAATACTGTTACTAATTCATTATTAGATTTTTTTCTAACAAATATCCTGTAGTCAGCCAACCATATATGAGGAAAATAAGAAGGTAGCTCTTTAACAGGTATAAATTCTGCACCTCCATATTTAGCCCCCATTTCATTATAAAATTTTAAACTATCTTTTAATCCTTTTCTTAAAGTTTTGTATACTAATATTTCATTCTTATTAAAATTAAATTTATCTATTAATGCTTTATTAGTTAAGTCTCCTTCTTTTTTACTAAATAATTTATTGTTCTTTTTATTTTGAGAAGCAAATTTTTCTATAGCAGGAAGTTTTTCTATAACTCCATTTAGAAATTTAGAATTTGTTTCTAGAATAGCTTCAATAGAATTAGGGTCTCTTCCTGTTTTAGCATATTGATTAGCAGGTAATAAGCTTATTTCTTTACCTGACTTAGGTGTTAATCCTTTAATAACATTAACAAAGTAAGGTTCAGCTTTATTAAATACAGGATTACGTAAAATTGCATCTATAGTATTTTCTGCTGCTATTCTATTTTGAGTAACTAAATCTACACCTTTTTTAAATAGAGAATTTGTTGCTTTTCCTACAAATCTTGCAGGGGCAGATTGAAATATAAATTCATTAATAGCACCATTTATTCCTTTGGTACTAATATCTTTTTCTGTAGGCTCGTATTCATATTCTTTCTTTTTTGTTTTTTTATTAGTTTTAACTCTTACAGGTTTAATTAAGCTACTAACTACTGTTTGAACAGAACGTAAATCTAAAAACTCTTTAGACATTTCTGCAAATGCATTTGTCTTATTATAATTATCTCTTAAAGTATATATCTCCCCTTCTAATTTATTAATCCTCTTTTCAAGAGAGTTCATTTCTTTTTTACCTAAAGTTTTTTCACCTTTCCCGGCTGCATCCTTAGCAAGAATTAATTGTTCATTTAATTGAGTATATTCATTTGATTTATTTTCAATCATATTTAATTGTTTATTATTTTCAGCTTCTACTTGTCTATGAAACTTATATTGTTTTGAATTTTGCCCACTTAGGTAAGCATTTAAATCTTTTTTAGCTTGTCCAATACCTTTACCATCTAAGTTACCAATAGCACTTAATGCTCCAAATGTAATACCACCAACTAGTTTATCTTCGTAATCACCATCAGTTGCACCATAACCTAATGCACTCATAGTTGTAACTCTAGTTCTTACATTAAAAGGTTCTAAGACTTTCATAATCCTACCTAACATGTAACCTTTAGCACCTGCTACTGCTGCTTCTTCTAATCCTTTATCGGATTCTCTTAATGCATCTGTTGTTGCAAATCCTAAAGGCATAGATTTTAATAATCTAGTGGCAGGAATATACTCTCCAATAGTTACAGGGGCAGCAGCAAAAGCCGATGTTAATTTTTCTGAGAAGGTATCAGGGTCAGTAGGTCTATACCCATAAGTAGCTTTAGTATTAAAATATGGATTTTCCGAATGAGGATTAAATTGAACAGATAAATTTCTTAAGTAATCTTCTGCTACATTGAAAGCATAAGTTAATCCTGATTCGCTATCTTCACTGTATGCCCCCTCTAAAGATTTACCAAATTTATTAGATGCATAGTTACTTAATGTATTAAGTCCTCCGGGGATATTAGCTAATGTATTATAGAAAGAAGATACACTATTTAAGTAGCCATATAAAAAAGCATTACCAGAATTTTTAAATCCCTGTATAGCGTCTTCTTTTAATCCTTCAACACTTAAAGGTTTTTTAACTTGGCTATATAAATGTTGATTACCTTCTTCTTCAGGTATATCTGTAAAACCATCAAACCCTTGTTGTTTTCCAGTAATAATAGTACCCTTTAAAGGATTTACATTTAGTATATTGTTCTGTAAGTCATCCACTACAGATTTAGTCTTTGTTTCTTTTTGATTTATTTTATTTATTAAATTATTAATAGGGGGAATATCCTGTTGAATAACAGGTTCATCGACATCAGCTTGATTAAGCTTATTGATTAACAGGTTTATATCTGCCATTTTAAAACTCTACAAAATAGGTTTGTCCGCCAGTTTTAAATTCTATTATAGTTCCTTGTGTTACATTACTTAGTATTTCATTTGCTTCTTTATCACTTAAAGCATCAAAGTCTATTTCTACTCTAGGTAAGTTTTTTTGATAATTAGATAAGGCATCAGCATTACTATATACATTTGTTTGATTTAAAAATGCATTAACATTAGTATCTCCCTGAGCCATTGACATATCTGATTGTCCATATCCTGTTTCAAAATCTCCCAATGCTAATATGTTTTTAATACCTGCTACTACTTCTTCGGGTGGAGTATCAGTTAGAAATTTAGCACCTCCAAATTCCTCTGCTGCGTGTATTAAAATGCTATTATAAATATCTTGAGCAGAGTCTGCTCCTTTAATATCATTTCTAAGAAAATTATATTCTAGTTCAGTTAATGCAAATTTACCTAACTTAGGATTCATACCGTCAGCTATAGGTATTTGATTTTGTACTAAAAATGCCATTTTACCATATGCATTATTTTCTATATCTGATTTTGTTACATCCGGCATTGCACTAGTTAAAGGTTCTGCTCCTATAGTAGGTGCTTCTTGTAATCCTGAATAAGACTTAGAAAAATCTCTAGGAGGAACTAACATTTCTACTGTTTTATTACCTACATTTACATTAGAGTATAAAGCATTATAAGCTGACATATCATTTTCGTACATGGCTTGAGTTTGCTGACCTAAATAATCATAAGGATTAGCTATGCTTGATATATACTCTTCTGGTATTTCAAATTTAGAAACTCTATCTGCAATGTCATTTACATCATCATTAAAATCAATAGCATTATTGTCTACTTGATAAGCTAACTGATAGATGCCATTTTGACCATAACTAGCATTAAGAATATTTGCAACTTTAGTTAGTTTATTTGCTTTTTCTGTAGCGTTATCATCAGCAGTAACTAATTTATCGTTTAAACCTTCTACTAATTTGCCTATACGTTCATCATCTGCACTCCAGTTATCTAGCTGTTGTTGTAATGCTCCTGTTAAAAATGATACTCCAAATGACATTATTCTTCTCCTTCAATTTCTTTTTCCATTAAACCTGCAACTTTAGGTAATTTTTTTTCTGTTACTTCTGTTTCCTTTTTTTCTTGTTCTACTTTTAAATTTGCAATGATTTTATCAAATTTTTTACGCACTAAAAATTCCTCTGCAACTTTAGTTGGTGAATTATCATTCATAGTTATAACTATCTCTTTAAGACCTGCTCTTTTAGCTATAGCAATAATCATATTCATAGTAATTGGTGCAAGTAAAATACCTAAATCAGGATTAAATTTACCTTCTACAAACCCTGTAAATATTAATGTTCGTGTAATAGCTTCTACAGGAACTTCTGATTTTAACATTGCTAATAAATTCATCGCAGCATCTTCTTCTGTTAATGCTCTAAACATAGTTTCTGCAGCTTCATTTATATTAGTATGTTTAGGACTATGTTCCCAAGGATAATTTTGTGGGGTATCTGTTAAAGATTGTCCGGGTACAGGGGCATCGAATGGATTATATTTCATATTAAGACCTCATTGCAAATCTACTTATTCTTTGTAGCCATGCATTTAAAACTTCTTCATAATTAGTTACATCAGGGGCTTTTGGTCCTCGTGCTTGTTCCATTCCTGAAGATGATAATTCAAACATGCCACCTAGAGATGGTTCTTCTATTAAAGGGGTAGGTTCTCTTTCTTTTCTTTTACTTTTTACAGTACTATATATTTCTGCTCCTGTCTTTAAGACTTTGTAAATCTTTCCTAAATCTCCCATAAAATCTATCATAATTCCTCCTAAAATCTGTTAAGTAATTCTACTGCAAATTCACCCATTAATTCATATAACTTTGTCTTTTGATTTTCATCAGCTATATCAAAAGCTGTCTGTCTTTGTAATGCAGCTACTGCTAGATTGTGTTGTCTATTTCTAGAGTTTTCAGCAGAGGTGTTAGCCCATGATGCTTCGTCTCTCCATTGCTGCCATAAAGCTGACATTGCAAAATTAGATACTCCTAATAAATTAGCAGCATTAGTTTGATTAGCAGCATTGATAGCTGCTGTATTTGCTGTATTAATATTTCTTCTCCATGTTACATTTGACTGGTCAATAACACGTTGGTTTTCTACATTAAATCTATCTCTTTGGTCACTCAATGAAGCATTAAATTGCTCTAGTTGTGCTTGTAAAGATGAATTAGCTTGGTCTACTGCTACTTTATTTTTAGCATTTTCTGCTTCTATTCTATTCTTTTCTGTAGAATTAAACTGACTCATAGAGTTCATCATTGTAGAATTGTTTTGTTTAATTTGTGCCTGTAAATTATCAAAAAATTGGTCTGTTTGTTTTTGGCTTTCAGAATTAAATTGTCTTGCAGCGTTGATAGCTGACTGGTCAGATAAAAGTTTTTGTTGTCTTAATTGAACATTTTGTAAATTAGCTTGTTGAGTATTATTTAAGTTAGCCATGTCCATTTGAAAATACTGTTGAGCATTTAGAATAGCAGCCTGTTGCCTATTGTTTAAATTTTGAAATACTATTTGAGAATAAGCTTGGGCATCTTGTTGGGCTATAGGTATAGAAGCATCTAAAACACCTCTTGCAATTGCTTCTGCAGCTATACTAGAAGCACCTAATCCTCTTTTTGCCATAGCAGCATCTGCAACTCTTTGTGCAGCACTAGCAAATGCAGGTAAAGGCTGACCTGCTTGTTGAGCAGAAGCTACTTGAGAAGATATATTTTCTAGCTGACCCATAACAGTAGCCTCTTTAGGTATGTCTGCAATATTCATTGTAGCCGCAATAGCAGGTTGTGTTACACTACCTCGTGCTGCAGCCATTTGTTCTGCAGGTGTGCCCGATTGTGCTACATAATTTTGATATGTTTTTGTAAAATCTGATGGCTCTACTTGAGCAGTAGTAGCTACTGTCGTTGGTGTTATAGTAGGAGCAGTAGGTGCAGTTACTTGAGCAACAGGTGCAGGTTGTGTTAATCCCGGTGTTGTCTGTATTTCATCAGTTCTGGCTTGTTGTAATTCTGGAGTAATAGTCGACCCACTAGGTAAAGTTGGCTGTACCATTTGAGCAGCAGTAGTAGCTTGTGTCAGAGCAGAAGTGTCTGTTCTAGTTGTAGGCAATGCCTCTTGTATAGCACTTACTTGTTGTTGTCTTGTAGTTCCTGTTGCTTTAGGCTTTGGTTGTGTAGTATCCATAAAAGATTTATATGCACCTTCATCCGCAAATAATTGCTTTTGTTGGTCTGTTAAATCCTCATAAGGTTTATATGCCATTAATTTTTACTCCCTTTAATTAAGTATGCTTCCATCCACATAATTTTTTCTTTGATGACTGCTATATCTTGTTGCATTTGTGCTACAGTATCTGCTTTACGCTCCACTGCATCTAATCGTTCTGAAAACATACCCCATGTCATACCTATAGTTACAAGAAGTACGAGATAGGGTAATATGGTTTTCAGTTCTAATTTCATCCGTTAGCTACCTTCATTTGAGATACACGCTCTCCATGTTCTTCCCAAGTCTTAGCTAGTTCTTTATCTTTAGTGTAATCAGGTTTGTCTTTATTAAATGCAATAACTTCATCCACAGTCATGTTCATCCATTTTTGTCTTTCTTGAAAGTTTCTTTCTGCCCATGTTTCTAATCTATCTAATAGAAATTTATTATGTATAGTAACTTCTTTATTCTCTGCTTTTAATACTTTGTTTTCTTTTCTAAGTTCTGCTACTTTTTCTTCTAGTTTCTTTAAAGACATATCTTCTCCTATTTAGTTTTTGCTGACATTCCTGATAAAGGATTATTCAAAGCTTTGTTTATTTCTAAATTAAGATTATCTTCAATAATCTTAATCTCATCAAATATCTCTCTCACATCTTCTTTTTGTCTATCTTCAATGTCATTCACTATTTCTGTAATGTGGCGTATATCTCCATTCATTTGACGTAAATCTGCTTTCATATCATTGCGTAAATCTTTTGCTACATCAGATACAAGTGTTATTTCATCTAAAATCATATCTATTTCTGATTTAACGACTGCTAATTGCTCATCATAATGAGACAAATCAGGAGCAGTATATTCTAGTATCTTACTTTTCATGTCTTGATAATCTTTCCAAAACTCAAAGACTGCCCATGCACCACTACCTAATGCACCTAATAAAGTAAGTATAGCGAAAGCTTTACCTCCACTTACCTTTAAACCTGAATACTCAATACTGGGCATTTATCATCTCCTCTATAGTTTGTGCTTGTGCCATGTTAAATAATACTCCATAGTTATCTTCTATTGTTTTGTTTAAGTATTCATTGACATCTGTATCTACAATAGTTGATTGAGTGTCAAAAAAAGTTTTAGTATTTCCTAATATTTGCATTACAATTAATGTCTTCATTTGAGCTGCATCATCATATTTTTCTTTATCATCTATTTTTTTAACAATCTTAGTTGCAGCTTTTTCTTTTGCAGAAGGTTCTTTTACTGATTTTTGTTTAGGCTCTTCTGTTGACTCTTCAGCTTCTTTCTGCTCGGAACTATCGTTATCTTCCACAACAGGTTCTTCAGTTCCTTCATTATTAGCTTCTTGTTTTTCTTCAACTGGCTCATTTGATGTCTCTTGAGGTTCTTCTATTTCCATTTCCATTTCAATCTCCATTTCCATTTCCATTTCTACAGAAGCTATTTCCATTTCAGATTCAGGAATATCAAGTTCTAAATCATCTAGTTTAAAATCTAATTCTATTTCTTGCATTTCTACTTCGACAGTTTCGTATGATATTTCTTCTTGTTCAGTTTCTATGGGTGTAAATTCTATATCTCCGGCATCGTCTACCACAACATCGTTAAATTCAAAAACCTCTGTAGCAAATTCTAATTCTGTTGTATCAAAAATATTTAAATAAACTATTTCTTCTATTGTTGTTATTTGTTGAGTTACAATTGTGTTAATTACATTATAAAATACATTAACAGTTACATCATCGAATAAAGGACCTACAGCAAGATTTACATCTCTACCTCCGACTTCTATTGTTAAGTTTTTTAAAACACCACTGAAATCGAAAGACCCGTTATAAGATTGGTAGCCTGATGATATCCCAGATTCAGACAAGATATCAGTACCTGAAAAGACACTAACCCCTCCGTTAGTTCCTGTAATGTGCATGTAGATTCTATCTTGAGCATCTTGTTTGTCAACCTCTATTGTGTATTTTACTTTTCCACCGTTATCTATTTGTAAATCAGATATATCAATCGTGTTAATAAATGTTGTACCCATACCTGAAACACCCATAGTAGATGTCGAATTACCACTACCTGTAATCATAGCACATTTATCTGAACCTAAACCATAGCAAGAATTACCTGTAGGCATACTTGCAGGACCTTGACCACCCCAATCAACATCCATGTCGCCTTCTTTATTAGAAGAAACATATCCATTATTTCCATCTAAAATATTACCACTATTTTCATTAGTTATTGTAGTTGTAGTGGTAGTAGTTGTAGTAGTATCAGTATAAATTATTTCTGTGCCTTTATCTTCTTCTGTTTTTACAGTAACACTTTCTTCTACTATAGTTACTCCGGGAGTACATAAACCTTCTACGTCAGGTAAGCAAGTATCTGCTTTAGAATAATAGCAATAAAGAAAGAGCCATAAGACCAAAATTCTTAATATCATCAAAATCTCCCTCTGGTTTTTCTTCTTTTACTTGTTGAATGTACCCTACTTTATATCTACTGCCCTCTGGAATTTCGTCAGGGTTTGCCTCCCAGTATGCTGCAGCTTCAGCACCAATCAAACCTTTAACAGGGCACGGTGTACCCGCATCTGTCATGCTATCCCAGACACGACTGTCTTGACAAAGTATAGAAACAGCCGCAACTTTCATGCCATATTGGTACATGGAGCGACTTAGCTTTAATTTTTGACACAGCGTGTCGTCTATCAAAACGCCTGTAGCCACACCTAATACATTATTTTGTACACTTCCACCAACGCCAACTTTACATATATCACTATTAGAATTGATTATAGAAGGTGCGTTTGCGGTAGGAGGTGTCGAATTAGTCACTACCGTACTCGACACCGTATTTGTTTCAGCTTTAATATTTATAATTACACCCATACATAGAACAACTATGTAAAGTAAAACTAAAAACCATAATTTATTTAAATATTTCATTTATCCTCTACAGATACATTCACCGCCACAATATTCACACATGTTGTTTTCCTCCTATCTTGCCGTTACTGGCACTCCTTCACTACTTACAAATGGATGTTCTGCAAATGCCATGTAAATAATCTCTGAACCGCTACCATTCCATGATGAACCTGATTGTCTTAATTTAAAACCATTAGATACAAAATCTAATCTAACTGTGCCAGAACCCTCTGCATTACCATTATTAATAAACTCGTAATATTGAACTCCATTATGAGGGTCTCTTTTATTATCAAATACTACCCAACCATCAGTAGAAGCGTTTGTTACTCTTACCATAAGCCATGCCGGTTTAAAGCCCGTGTAAATAAATGGTCCATCATTGTTTCCATTTCCTGTATATTTACCAAATTTTGAATACCCTTTTATTGGTGTCCAACAATAAGCTACCATCTCATCACCATCACCATTATCTAAATTACTATTTTGTAAATTAAATGTAGTTGAACTACCACCATATCCTAAATTATAGTCTGTGGTTTTTTGGTCAGTACCATTTAAAGGCAATTTTTGATATGCACCTGCTTCAGCATGTTGAACGTGCCAATTAGCATTATCACTTAAATTTTTAAAAATTATCCATTTGGGTGTTTTACCTAATCCATGAGCGACAGTATGATTACCGGGATGAACTCCTGTCCATCTTACAATACTAAATCCTGCTGTAGTATTTGCTTGATAAACTGAATCTCTATTTCCTACACCTGTTGAACTTGCGTCATTAGTTGTTGTAGTTCCACCATTTGCTTTCCATTGCCATGCCTTGTAATTAATATTATTTGCATTTACAGCACCATTACTACCAATAGTAAATCCATCTGTAGCAAATCCTGTTATACCAGTGCTTATCGTTTCTTCTCCGTCAGTTGTATTAGAATAAATAGTTTTAGTACCACCTCTCGAACTATCTACTAAGTTATTAGAGTGATTAGTTCCGTGGTTTCTATGTTTTAACCACACTAAATCAGGTTTAAAATCACCTGCGTTTGCGTCATTAGTTATTGTTCTATTACTATCATTACCTGTAAAAAGTTGTGTATGATGATGTGCTGAAGGGTCATCTATTGTTGTATAAGCCATTATCCAAACTCCGCTAAATTTTTTGTGTTAAGTGCATAATATCCTGATGGTGGTGCATATTCAAAGTTTCCATATCCGTTAGCATCTGCGTTACCACTTGATATTGCAAAAGATGGGTTACCAAAGTTTATTTCATATGTGCAAGTATCTGAGCCATCCATATCTCCTAATGCAGCAAAGACAAAATCACCTGCAGTTATTGTTATACTTATCGCACTTGTAGGATTTGATTCATCTGTGTTTCCAGAGCCATCTCCCCATTGTCCATTAGCACCAAAATAAACATTATTATTAGTTTTATCAAAAGCCACCATAATAATATCATTATTATCTTGTGATGCCATGTATGTTGCATTGCTTCCGTTAGTATGCTTGTTTCCATTACTTCTAAGTTGTACACCTGCAGTGTTATACCCCATTTGGTCTGTTGCTCCCGGAGATACTCCTCCTTGAACACCTATGCTTGTATCATCACTTCCACCTGCTTTATCAATTATTTTAACTTCCCAATACCATTTGCCTGTTTCTACTCCAAGAGTGCTTGTAACAAATGTAGTTGGACTGCTCCCTGTAACAATTTTGCAATTACCCTCAGAAAAAGTTGCACCTGCGTAATAATTATCTAAAGGATTCATGGTAGCAAAATTATTAGTACAGGTATCTTCTGTTACATCTGTAGCTGCAAGATTAGTTACTGCAAAATGATTACCTTGACCTGATGTATCTGCACCTATACCACTAGCATTTTGACTTGTTCCTGTTTGTTTAAATTGTAAAAAATAACCATTAGTACCATAGCTTCCTGAATATTTTTTTGGAATCCAAACTCCGTTGTCATTAAACTCTCCAAAGTCTGTTGGTGCTTTTTGTGAGCCGTCTACAAAATTAACTTCTGTCATGTAACCATCATAGTAATCAGTATGAGCAGGAACATTTAAACCAAGATATGTTGCTTGTGAATTATTATTAAATCTTGTGTCATAATTTTGAGAAGGGTAGTTTGGGCTATTAAAACTAGTTACTTGTGAACCATTGACATAAATTTTTACTCTGTCCGAGTCTGTGCTTTGTGTTGTATCTACTGCAACAACTATATGATACCAAGCTGCAGGGTCACGAAAAAGTGCATTTGTATCAAGTAAAAGTTCAGGTGAATTGCCTGTTGATTCTTTAAATCTCAAATAACCAGTAGCATCAAATCTAAGTTGTGACTCATCATTACCATCAATACCTGCACTAAGAATATTTTGTCTTGTATCTACTATTCCTCTTTTTATCCACCCACTCCAAGTCCAAGTTCTTCTGTTACCTGCAGTTTGTGTTCTACTTAAATAAGCACTACTGCCATCATCAAATCTTAAAGAATTACTTACTTCGTAATCACCACTTACTGAATTAGCACCTAAGATACTAACCATACTATACTACCTCTTTTGGAAACTCACCTAGTGGTCTTGTAATTGAACCATCTTCTTGTTTTGTGTATGTCAATAAAGTTATTAATGCATCTACGTCTGAACAGTTATCTATAGATGTTTCCATAGCATTAACTTTAGTTCTAACTGCTGCTCTGTATGTTTTGATATTATCAGGTACAGAATAAGAATCTACATCTGCAGCTTTGATTACATACCAATCTGTCTTAGCAAGTAATCCTGCAGCCTGTGCATTAAATTGATTTTTGTATTGTGTTTTAAGACCATAGTTAATTACTTGATTACCATCAGCATCTTTTACTTTATCACCATTTTCATCAACTGCATCTTCATCATTAAGTCTTTTAGCAGTTGCTGTTCCGTAACTACCTGTTACTTTACCACTACCAAATGCATAAGTAATA